CCAGCAGGTATTTTCAACGGCAAGACGCTTGCAGATGCTACTTCTTTTGCAAAGGTTTGTGCAATTGAAGCAGGTGTTGAAAACGCTAATGTTTATGGTGATATGAAGTACCTTCTTTCCACTGGTGCAAAGGCTGATTTGCGTGCAATGGCAAAGTCAAGCAAGAATACTCAACTTGTTTATGAAGGCGGTGAGGTAGATGGCGTTCCTGCTTTTACTACTTCTAATGTTGTTGATGCAGGTTCCTATGTATATGGTGATTTCTCAAATCTTGCTGTTGCAAGTTGGGGAGACATTGACATTACTGTTGATGAATATACACAGGCTGTAAATGGCTGCGTCCGTCTTGTTGTCAATGCTTATTTTGACGCAAAGGTTCTCCGCCCTGAAGGATTTGCATTTGGTAATACCCGTTATCAGGCTTAAATAAATCATTAACTTAAAAACTATTCAATATGCTTGTAGATTTAGCAACAATAAAGAAACACTTGAACATTGACGCAGATTACACTGCTGATGATGATTATCTTGTGCAATTGGAAGCCGTTGCTGAAGAGGTAGTACAAAAGCATGTTGATAGGACTTTTGAAGATTTTATAGAAGTAGAAGGGGCAGTCCCTCAACCCCTTCTACATACTATACTTCTATTTGTTGGTAATATGTATAGCAACCGTGAAAGTGTGGCTTATAATACGGTTGTAGAAGTTCCAAATTCTTTATCTTACATACTATCTTTATACAGGGATTATAAAAACGGAAATATTTAAGAACTATGAGAGCAGGATTACTTACAGAACCAATTGAAATTTATGAAAAGGTTTTGCAAAACAACCAATATGGTGAGCAAACTGAAGAATGGGTACTTAAATATTCAACAAAGGCAAGATTAGTACATGATGGCGGAAGTAGAGTAATCCAAAATGATGAAGTATTTTTTGCACATACTAAAACTTTTCAAGTAAGATATTATGTACCCGTAGAAGATTATGATAAGATAAAGTGGGACGGAAAATACTACAGAATACTGAATATAGAACCTGATAAGATGATGATGAATAAAACTATTAAAACTGAACTGATAGATGATTAACACATTAAACATTGGAAAATATATCTATTCAGCACTGAATGATAGTGAAGAAATCACTTGCAAGGTTTATCCTTTAATAGCAGACAATGACGCAAAATATCCATTTATTGTATATAGGAGAATAAATTTAGTTTCAAATAGTAGCAAAGATGGTATTTATGAAGATAACACTATTGTAGAAATTGTTATAGTATCAGACAAATATTCAGTTGGAGTAGATATAGCAACGGAAGTTAGAAATCTTTTAGAAAAACAGTCCGTCATATATGATGATTTAGAAATAAATGATACTACTTTATCATTAGCAGCGGAAGAATATAGCAACAATGCATATGTGCAAAGATTGCAATTTACATTTAAAATAAATAAACATTAAATAAAACACTTTAAATATGGCAAATAACATTATCAAAGGTAGGGATTTGATGCTTTTCAACAGTGATGGACACTCATACGCTTATGCAACAAATCACACTTTCACTATGAACGCAGAAACTACTGATATTAGTTCAAAGGACCATGGCGTATGGGGAGCCGTAGAAGTATCAAAGTATTCTTGGGAAATTACTTCTGAAAATCTTTATACCACAGAGGAATATGATGCACTTTTCACTTCTATGACAAGCGGAGAGCCTATTACTGTCCGTTTTGGATTGAAGCAGACACCTGAAAACCCTGCACTTAATCCTGCTGACGGCAATACTTCACTTCCTTATTGGACAAGTCAGAATTCTTTCTATCAGGGAAAGGCTATTATCACTTCACTTGTAGCAAATGCTAATAACGGTGAGAACGCTACTTTCTCAATTACCCTTACAGGTGTAGGCAGTATTCAGAAGACTACTGTTAATGCCTAAAAACATTAACGCTATTTTGAATATATAGTTTTATATAGGGCTTACTACACCCTAAAAGATAA